TTGGAAATTTGTAAGTAAATTTCTTTAAAAATATATCAAATGGGTCCATTATGCTGCGGGTTCAGGTGTCACTTCTTCTTCGGCTGCTGGTTCTTCAACGGGGGTTTCAGCGGGGGTTTCAATAGCAGGCATTTCAGTATCTGCTTCTTCTTTAGGTTCAACTTTAGCACCTATTCTTAATAAACGGGCAATAGCATTAGTTGCTGATTCTTCTTCGTTTAAATTAAGTAAATAATATTTTTTACCTTCAACTTGTGCTATCCAAGAACGTGGGTGAAATATAAGATAAAAACTTGTTTCATTTTTTAAATTAATACGGAACGTAGTTGGTTTTGGGGCTACCCAATCAATAGATGCTAAGAAATAATCAAAATCCGAAGTAAGTAAATCTACTATTACTTTTTTTAGTTCTGGGAATTTAGTTAATTCATCGTATTCAACAGCAGCTATATCAGCCTTTTGGCGATTAGCAAGGGATTGCTTTGCTATTGATTTGATTTTGATTATAAGTTCGTCGCGGTTCATTATTTTTTAGTTAGCCTAGCTAATACTTTGGCTTTAATTTCATCAATTGCCCCTGTATTTTGAGCAACACCCACCATAGCATCAATTTCTGGTTCTTTAAGTTCAAATTCAAGGTAGTGTTTTGCGCTGCTGATCATAGAGGCAGCATTAGTGATTTTAGATTGCCACCAAGCCGGGAAATCAACTTCTCCTTGACCTTCAAATTGATCTACCATTTGATAAAGTTCCATAGCGTATTTTCCAATTTTATATAAATCGGCTTTAATCATGTGTGGTTCGTCGTCTTCGTGACCTAAGTCTAGGTCTTCGTCTAACTCAACCCCTCTACCTTTTAAAATATCGGCTTGGGTTACTTTACCATCTCCAGTTAAATCAGGGAATGGTTTTTTCTTTTCATTCATTAAGGCAGCTTTAACTGCTTCTTTAAGTTTGTCTGTATTTTCCATATCTTGTACTTTTTTAGCTTCTTTTCTAGCTTTGCCGTATATTATGGCATCTGGGTTTTTGTATTTTTTAATGAGTTTAGAGACATTCCCTAGCATACCTTGCTTAACTTTATCAAAAGTTTCTTGGTATCCTTCGTTGATCATTTTATTTGATTAGGCCTGCTATTCTTTGTAAGCGACGAAGTTCATAATTTTCCATCAATGATTCACTACCATCGTCTAAAGTTGTAATTTTATCTACAATAAAGTTATAAACATCATCTTCATCAAATCCTTCGTCTTTAAGTGTTTTAATAATATTTCGAGTAGATAAAATAAGAGTTTTAACATCGTTGCGGTTAACTAAATTATCCATTTCTTCAGGGCCATAGGTGCTTATTTCTTTTTGAAGTCTCTTTTTTTCAACTTCTTCACCTTTCTTTACTCCTGCTCCGTAAATATTTTTTTCGCCTTTTGTACCTAAACGTTTGGCATCTTTAGCTCTAGCATAATCTGTATCGCCTTCTTTAACAACGTGTTGACGAGTAAAATATGTAATTGTATTATCAATTTGGTTTTCGAGTTTTTCGTCACCCATTTCTTTAGCTTTATTTTTTAGGTCTTCAAGAGTATTTAAATATTCTTGATCTGCATCTGATAAAGCAGGATCTTCTGGGGATGGAGCATCTGTTGCTGGTTCTTCAATTGTGTCAGTTTCATCAGCTGTGATTTCTATATCCTCTTCTTCATCTTTCTTTTTTTCGGATAGAAAATCATATTCTGAAGTAGTATCATCAATAGATAATTCTTGAATAATATTTTTACGAATTAACTCTTTAAGTTCGGATCTTTTCATTATATATTTGTTTAGAGTGTTGTTTATAAATATGTCAAGATCAATCAAATCATCGCTTTAGTGACTGAAGATATTTAAGAGCTTCGTCTTTATGTTCTATAAGTTTTGATTTAGCAGATCCAACCCATTTTTCTACATCACCTGCTTCGGTAACATAGGTTTCATTTGTATTTATCAATTCGTCAACCCATACTTCAAAATCTTTTATCATATTGTCAACATTATCGTTTACGTGTTGTTTATCTTGTTCTTCCCATAATCCTTGGCGTTTTAATTCATCTTCATATTTTAGTTGACAATCAAAACAATGATTAAATTGAATATAAAATAATTTATCGTATTTGTGTTTCATTAGGCTTTTACAGGAAGGGCAAAATAATGGTAAAATAATTTTTTCCTTTGCTTTGTCTAATTTAGTAATATTTTGTTTTACCCCGTTTTTAATGGTCCATTTGCGACCATCTTCTTCCCAAATATCACCTTCATTGTGAAACTCTTGTACTTTTGTATAACCTACACTTTGCGTGGTTTTATCTCCGTATTTTTTAGTTACAAGATTACGGAGACGTTGTACATCACGCTCTTTGAATTGCTTCTTTAACATAGCCTTTTATTATTTCTTTTAATTTAGATTTTTTTATCTTACCCCCTACTTTATTAAATTTAGAGGATTTACCAATGAATTGATTTATTTTATCTTCTAGAGGTTTTTTGTTTTCGCCTGTGATTACTATTTTAATGGTATTATCACCTGGGATTAGAGTAATGAGTGCTTCTTTACCTTTACCAATGGGGGAAGTATCTTCAACATTAAGTAGATGAACTGGTTTTTGGATTTTCTCACCAGCATCGTTTAAAAATGTTCTATTTTCGGTTGTAGATTTTACTTTATACCCTTTGTATTTTGTAAAATCATCTGTAAGGCTAGTTTTGAAGTCATTAATATTACCTTCTATATCTATTATAATTCTGTCTACTTTCATAGTCCTAGTTCTTTAAGTTGTTCAATTGTTTCGTTTGCTGAGGTGTGTAATATGCCTATACCCCCTTTGGCTCTCCATTGTTCTATATTTGAGGGTCTATCGTCTATTAAAATAGCATTTGGATTAGCAAATTCTTGTTTTTGTTCTGCTGAACGTAGTATAAGTTTAGTACCTGGGATGTTGTTTCTAACCCACAAGCGTTTACCTAAACGAGATGATTCTTCCATAGAGGGAGCTGATAATAGTGAGGGATTATAGGGTTTAATATAATTCCAAAGTTGTTTACCATCTGACATCCAGGGAATACCAACCCAGTATCCAACACCTTTTTCACTAATTAATTTCCAAAATGCTTTTTTTCCAAATTTACTTTCATATTTTCCCGGAGGTATACCATTTGAAAATTCCATAAAACGTTTATCAAAATCACACAATACCCCATCCATATCACAATATATCTCATATTCCCCGGTTCCCTTATCCCCTTTCTCTTCTCTCATCTTTTCATCATTCTCTTTAACCCCGTATTCCGAATATAATGGTTGAGAATCAGGTTGCCAAGTTTTTTTTGAAAGAGAATCTGTCCAATTTCGAAACATTATATTTCCTCTTTCGTATGCTTCTCTTTCGATTTCGTCCAAATGAGAATCTTCGGTTGTGTTTTGGGTTCTAATATTCCCTAATGTACCCTTCATATTTTGTTCGTGATGTACCATTTCATGGCAAAACGAACGCAAAATATCTTTAGGATGACGATCTAAAGTATATAATACAATAGTTTTAGATTGTGGGTCATAGTATGCGGTTGTCCCTAGGATATCTTGGGCATTATCCGTATCATCGTCTATAAATTGAACTTTAGGTAATGGTTGAATTTCCATACCTTGGTTTATCATAAATTTAGATATTTCAAGAAGAAGTGGTTTATATCCTGAGCCGTATGGAGAAGATTTACCTGAATGGTTTGGTGCTACATTTTCTTTTTGTGTGCGTAAACGTTTTGTTTTTTCTTTAGATGCTTCTTTTCTCTGTTCAGCGTATTCTAAAGCATTTTTTAAACGCGATTTAACCTCAGGATCTTTAGCTCTTTCATATGCTGCCCTAACACGTTGGTGTATTAGATTAATTATTTGGGATTGGCGTGCGTGTGATTTAGATTTAAAAGATTCTTTAGATAAAGTATCTATAATATCCTGTTTAGTAGAAAATTTAACTTTCACAGTATCACTTGGATCTTCGTCTGTGTATAATCTACGGCCTGAGCCTTTTGGTTTTTTGCCTGTTCCTTTTTTAGGATCAGCTTCAGATATACCACCAGGTGTATCTAGTTTTTCGCCGGTTTCAGCGTTTGTATCGTATCCGCAAGTTCCCTCTTTTACTACTCCTTTTTTTAACAAGTCGTATACTTGCTGTTTTTCCTCTTCGGATAGCTTATCAGGAAGAAACTGCTTAAAATCCTCTAAAGTTTTCTCTGGGTTGAGAAGTACTTTACGAGTTGCTGTTCCACTAATCCCAGTATCAGGGGATTTAATAACTTTTATTTTTATATTTGGATATTTTTCTTCAATATTCCTAGTGCGACTTGCTGTATCAGCTATATCGCTTTCTTTACCTTCTCTTTCTCCTAAAAAGAAATATACAATTTGATCGGGATTATCTCTACCATAGCGTATAATATCACCTATAGGAGAAGGGGAAGGTTGAATATCAACTTTACTATCCAAAAGATCTTTATATTGATCCCAAACCGCTAAAGATTGTTCTTGGGTAATACCATCTCTAACTCCACCCCCAACATAAATTATAAGTTTATCTAATTCGGGATATTCTTTTAAAGCTTGTTCTACAACATCAAAGTGTCCTTTAGTAGGTGGTTTAAAACCTCCTCCATACAAACCTATGACTTGTTTACCTTCAAGAAGTTCCCCTATTAAATGTTTAATAAGTTGGTTCACTATTACTTAAGTTTTTCGATTTTTTCTTTAGCTGCTTTTTTCTTGTCGTCAATACCTTTTTTAGCTTCTCTAAATTCTTTCATAGCCTCTTCCATTTCTTTAAGTTGCATGTCGTATTCTTTTAGAGATTCTGTAGCGTGACGATTAGCTTCGGATTTATTTTTATAGATTCCTTTTGTTTCGTCCATTTTAATCTCATCAAATACAGTAGCTTCATATACCATATCTTCTTTGGTCATTTTTCCTTTAGGTTTTCTAACTACAAAAAATTTACCTACTTCGTCTATAGGAGTATATTCTTCTTGTTGTATTGCTTCTAGTTCTTCCTTAATTAATTGGCGTAATTGGTTTAGTTTCATGATAAAAATTGGTTTATTTTAGTTTTAGCTGTAGATAAACTATCAAACTGAGGTAGTGTATCTACCATTTGTTGTATGTCTTGATTTAGTTTTGCTGCTTCAGCATCTGATTTAGCTTGTTCTTCTGGTGTTTTAGGTTTGCCCTTAGCAGTAGAAGTATCAAAAAATCTTGCCTTAACATCCTCAGGATCAAATTGTGTTTCAGCATCTGAGGGGTCATTGTTTATTAAAATAAATTTATCTTCCCCAAACATATCTCTGTATGTATCTATATTTGAATTTACATCTCTCCAAGTGCGTAATACAATACCCGGGAGTAAACTGCGTTGACGATTTTGATTGCGTTCTAGAGATGTTATAGGAGAAACATATAACATTAACATCATTGTATCGTATCCTAAAGCTTCAAGTTGTTCTTTTTTCTTGCGAATAGGACCCGATGCTCCTGCTGTTCCGTCTATTATAATATTATTAAGACTTTTAAGTAGTTCTTGATATTTTTCGTCTGTAACTTTTCTAGCAGATGCCATTAATTTAGCAGCTTGAGAAAGTTGATCAGGTGTAAAATTTTTTATATCCATCCCTAAACCTGTATCTTTTAACATTTGTTCGTATGTGTCATCAATGTTTAGAACAGGCATATCTGAAGGTAATAGTTGTTTTGCTATTGTAGATTTCCCTGAGCCAGCCGGACCTGCTAAAAATATAGCTTTAGGTTTTTCAATAGCTTCTCTTAAGAGGGATATCAGTCTGATCATAGCAGATTTTGTTATAAATATATGAAAAAAGGCTTGGATACCCAAGCCTTCTGAATTATTATATGTACTTTTTAGATTATTCGGTATCTTCTATTTTCTTACCCTCACTCAACGCATCATCTACAGCTCCCGTAAGATTACGAACCATTTGAGATAATTTGGTTTTATCTTCTTTAGATAATTTTTTAAGATCTTTTAAATTCGATTTTAAATCGGCAATAAATTCATCACGAAGTGTTTCGATTTTGGATTTATATTTGTTGAATAGATCTTCTTTAGCCTCAAACATTTGCTCGTTTTCGTTTAATTGAAAACCAGCAAGCTTCTGCATGCGTTTAAATTCTTCGGATATTAATTGTTTTTTCATGTTAAATATTATATTCAATATACATTAATTTTTCTCCTGCCACATTTATTGGCCTAGGTTTAGCACCATCTTCACCTGTAAAATTTTTGGTTCCATCTTTAGCATATCTAAATGATATTCCGCTTTCCATTTCATCACCATCATCGTCATATATTGCTAATGCTCCAATATCACCCATATCATCTTTTTCAATATCTTCTAAACGAATTGCTTTTAGTTTTTTAGCTATTTCGTTTTTATTAGCTTTAATAAATTGCAATAAATTAACCTCTTCATTTTCATTTAACTGTGATTCAGTAATAATACCAGCAAGCTTTTGCATGCGTTGAAATTCTTCGGATAGGATTTGTTTTTTCATGTTGTTCTTTTTACAATAGTTTTAAATTGTTCAAATTGTGGTTCCGCGTTTGGGTTCTCCAAATCAAACAATTGTTTTACCATCATAAATATGTGGAGATTCTCACTCTGCGATCTTTCTGATGTAACTATTTCCCATCCCTTCCCTTGCATTTTTTCTTTGTTAGCTTTGCGTTTTGATGATTTTAACCACAGTATTCCATAGTTTTCTATAGTTTTACCAAAACATTCTTCGTAACATTTACCATAAACTGCGGTTTGTAGTTCGTAGGTGGTTTGCATATGATTTGATGTTTTAACGTCTAATAACCATAATTTACCATCTATTTCACAAATCAAATCGCATGTTCCTGCTACTTTAAGTTCATCTGAAAATAAATGAACTTCGGTTTCGATGAGTTTAGGATTATATGTTTCCCAAAACTCTGTAAATCGTAAAAACATTTGCCAAACATCAGGAGCATACATTGGATCTCCATTTTTGGATAGATAGTTTAATTCTTCTCCGTTTAGATATTTTTCAACTAAATTGTGTACTTGAGTACCTTCTTCGGATGCTTTTTTAACTATATATTCTGAAGCATATCCTACTTGTTTAAGCCAATTTTCAAAATATTTACCCTTTGGGTAATATTGTAACACATAAGTGATAGATGGATAATATTCTCCGTTACGTCTATAGTAACGGGAATCGGGCATTGTAATTTGCTTATGGTCATCGGATATTTCTAGTATCCTGTCATACGAGTGTTTTAGTATCATATTAGTTGGAGTTTTTTCTCTAAAAGATCAGAGAATGTTAAAGGATAAGTTTCCTGAATAAGATGGGTAAAATTTTTAAATCCCATGTCTGCAGGATCTTTGTCTTGTAAATCTACAAGATATACTTCTTTTCCTTCTTTTATCAAGTTTTCGCAAAAGTTTAATGCTTGTTTTTGTGCATCTTTGTCTAACGCTATATATATTTTTTCTACAGCTGATGTAACAAGTTTTTTCATTAAACTAGATTGTATTGTTTTACCAAGTAATGGTATTGCGTTTCGTTTAATTGCTAGAGCATCAAACGGGCCTTCACATAATATAACAGGCACATTCCAGTTTATAAATATTTCAAATGGTATTATGTTGCGAGATGTAGATGGGTTTTTATATTTTACAGTGCTGGATTGGTTGAATGTTCTAGCAGTAAAATAATTCAAATTGCCGTTTGCATCGTAGGATGGGATAATAATGTGATTAGCATATCTTCCCTTTTCGCAATATCCCATATTGTACTTAACAATATCGTCTTTTGTAATACCTCTAGATTTGAGGTAAGCTAAAGCATGTCTTCCTATAATGTCGTGTTGTGTGATGTCAAGTAGCGATTTAAATTCTTTTGGTAGCTCTACTTTTTCTTCTTGTTTAGGAACATCTATAGCAAAATATGTTTTAACTATAGATTTAAGTTCTATAAGTTTTTCTCCTGGTACACCAATGAGCTTAAACATTTGGTGTATCTTTTTACCTTTCTTATCGCAAACCCAACAATGCCAACTCTCATAGCTCTTTGATTCTTCATCAAAGTTTATTTCAAGTTTTGGTTTGGTGTGTTTGCAAAAAGGGCAAGTATAAGCAGCATTGCCCCTAGCAGTAAGCTTTCCAGTACCAAGTACAGAGTTTACTAGTGCAACTAGAGTTTGATTTACCATAACCATTAATATAAAAAAGAAAGCTTGGAAAACCAAGCTTTACTTTAAGTGATTTTATTAATTAATTAAACATTTCATAATTTTTTTTCTCAAACCAATCTGCCACCTCAACAAATATTCTTGCATTAGCATACTCACCGTTCATATAAACAACCCTTGACATAGTTGGATTTATTGTCATTACTGATTTTGGGATAACACCGGTTTGACCAGACTTACCCCTAGCAAATTGAGTATACCCATACTCAACAATCAATGCTTTTTCTGTTATTCTTTTAATTGTGAAATGTCTGCCAGAAGTTCTTAAGCCTATATTTGCAATATTTGGTAAAAACTTTTTTATAATAGGTTCATTTTCCATAAAACTAGTTACATCATCCCATGTAAATATACCTAGTTCTTTAAAAGTTTTTGTAGTTTCCGGATCCACATACGATTCATTTAATTGACTATTTTTAGTTAATTTATTTTCTACTAAGAATTTTTTTAAATTAAAATTATCCATGTTTTATATTATTAAGATATTCTTTGAGTATCTTTACAAAAAGTTCTTTTATATCTATGTCATTAGACGATTTTAACTGCTTATCAAATTCAGCTTGTGCCCTAGTAATAGCTTGTACTAATATTTTTGAATCTTTTATTCTAGGATTTAGGAAAGGAATAATAGCTCTTATAATTATTTGAATTGCTTCTTCTTCAGAATTTATTTGAGGTAATATACCCTGTAGTTGGGTATAAGTATCTATTATTTTTTGGGTTTTAACTACATCAGGTAATGTAGAGGCTTCTACAACTTTAACAAATTTTCCTTTTTCTCTAGGTTGGACGCGAGCTTTAATTTTATTAAGTATAGTCTTTAATTGAGTTTGTTTTTCTTTATAAAATGGGAGATCTAATAACATAGCTAAAACTAATTCTTTAAATTCTTGAACTGTATCTATTTTATTTAAAGAAGTTTTTAATGTTTGATTACTATTAATAGATTTAATTATTCTATTAATATCTGAAAGATTTTTTGTTGTACCTTGTTTAGTATCAAAAGATGTAGGGGAATTTGGTTTAGTAGATGTGCCTGGTTTAGTGGCATCACTGGGTTGGGTAGGTTTATCTGATTTAGAAGATTTATTTGGTTTTTTATTATTTTTAAGATATTCCAAATCATTTGTTGCTTTCTTCCAAAGAACAGGATATTTAGTATCAAATTTTTCCCAACTTGATTTATAAGGATTATCTTTATTTATAGAACCATCATCACCTATCCCAGATATATATTGTATTGCTTCCATACCATTAACATCCCAAGTATAAACATACAAAGGAACTAATTCTCCTAAATTATTCTTAGCAGAAGTTTCATCATAATCAGGAAGTTCTTTCCAGGTTGTTATTGTTGCCTCTAAAAGTAAGTTTTTATATATGTTAAATAATTTTATTTCAGCTAAATCTGGGCTACCGGTAGCTCCTACTCCTCGTAATATATCTTGAGCTTGAGAACTAGGAACAGGGGTTTGAGTAATTCCTGATCCTGCAGTAAATGCTGCTTTACCTCTCTCACCAGGTTTAGTAAGTACACGTTTTTCCCAAGGAATATTAATTTTTGGATCTAAACTCTTAAAAAATTCTCCAATAGATTTGGGATTTTTTTTAACTTTTTGGGCCCAAGATAATATTCGTATTACCTTTCCTGCTTCTTTAGCTTTAGGACTATCTAATGGGTATTGTTTAGGAAGTTTACTAAGTTTTTTATTAATAAAACTATCATTAATAATATCTCCTTCTTTCATATCAAGAATTTCCATAAATTCTTTTGAAGGTTGTTTATTATTTGTAATTAATGGTAGAAAATAACCTAATATAGTATAATACTTATTTCCATCAGGTTGTAAAGCTTTAGGGCTTCTAAAATAAGTTAAAGCAGCATCTGGTGAATCTATTGTTGTTTCTGTTTCCATATCTAAGACAGTAAAAGATACCGCTTGATTATCTTTTGCTTCTTTAGAATCTACTTCTACTTCTGCCCCAGGATCATTTACATTGGTGCCTTCATCTTCAATACTAATCTCGGACCCAGGAAACGTTTTTTTAATTATATCATTTACCTTTTTAACTATATTTTTACCAGCTTCTAAACGTTTTTCACCTAATCCATTTTTACCTGGGCCATCAGGATCATCATCTCCTGCTCCGGGTGTATTTGATATTAGACCTTTTATACCTAATTTTACATTCTTGATCTTTTTATCTTTGGCTTGTTTTATAATATCATCAGCTATTTCTTTAGCAACTTTATCTTCATCTGAAATTTCAAATTCTCCTGTATTAAAACCTACTTTAATAGTTTTTCCATCATTATCAGTAGTTACTGGATTATCTCCTGTAGATCCTGTATCACTCCCTATAATTTCATCGGCAGCTTCACTTGCTTGATCAAGAATATTTTTAGTAGAGTCACTAATGTTATCTAAAGAATTAGCTGTACCTTCAGGATTTTCTATAGTAGGGGGAACTTTATCAACATTAGCTTGAGCTTGAGAAAAAAAGGTATTAGAAGCTAAATTAAAAAGAATAATAAAAGTTAAAGTAGAAAGAATAGATTTAGATAAAACATTAGCATCTCCTGTTTTTTTATTTCTAAATAAATCAAAAATACCTTCACTTAACACGCCAAGATTTTGATTAATATAATCTGCTATTTGAGATATATTTTTAGATCCCTCATAATCTTGGATTAAATTTATTATTTTTTGGTACCCTTCATCTGTTAAAGTATCCTTTAAACCTCTTAACATAGAAGCAACTAAACCTACTGTAGGCTTTAAATTAAGTTTTTTAATTTTAGATTTTAAAGTATCTATTATCCCTTCATCAAGATTTTCTAATAATAAATTATTTTGTAAACAATAAAGTCCTATATAAGCTTCTAATAAAATTTCTTCTAATGTAGATCCTTGGGGTTTAGTTTCAATACCCGCAATCTTCTGTAAACGCAATACTTCTTCAGTTAAAATGTAAGTCATGCTTTTATTTTATTATAAATATACAAAAAGAAATTAAAATAAAAAGTCTTTCCTGTAAAATTTACCTAAAATGTTATCGTTAAAGTATTCTAAAGGTTTCTCTAGTACTCCGTACATAAATAAATATTTACACTCGTAGTATGTTAGCAGTTTTTTGCTGTAAACTAACTCTAATATTTCACGTTTGAATTCTTGCTGTTTACCTTCCTTCAACATTTCTAAAATCGGTTTAGCAGAGCCGTAATATGTTTTCCAATCGCTTTCCTTTTGGATTGTTTGGTGGGTTGGTTTACGACCTGCACCTTGATGTTCGGCTAATTCCTTGCGTGTTAACTTGCGTTTTACGTTGTGATACAGTACCTTCTTACCAATATACGATATCCCGCTGGGTATATGAGTAGTTATATATATAAACCCGTATATGTTGGGAGGAAAATCGTCTAGTGTTTCTATAACTTTATTATTGTATAACCACATAATTATATAAGATTTTTTACTGTTTCTATTAATGGATTATATTTTTTATGGATTTTTGGAGAGTATGATTGGAGTGAATTTATTATTAATTCTATAATTGCTTCTCTTACATATGGGTTATCATAACATCTTTTTAGCCCCCATATGTGTTTTACTAGATTAGCTTCATATGCAAATTGGGAATTAGAATATATGTTAGGTTCCCATTCTCTTCCATCTCCAACAAGGCCGTCACCATGAGTTATATAAGAACTATGTAATATAAAATCAAAATTTATATTGTATTTTTCTAAAAACTTAGGAAAAGCCTGTTGTTCTATAAATAACATTTTAGCATTTTTACCTATTTCATTTTTTATATTTTTATTTCTATTTATTACTTTTATAACAAAATTATACCAATCGTTTATAGGATTTTGGAAATTAGAAATATAAAAATTTATAGAAGCATTTATTGGATTTGATACATGATTAAACATATTTAAGTCATCATCATCTTCATTTAAAAAATATTTAGGGTATATATATCCATTAGGATAATGATTTTCATGACTAGTAACTACTTCATCATGATTAAATAACATATCTACATCAGGAATACTAAAAGGAGAATTTATCCATAAATCTGTATCTACCATAGTGAATGGTTCATTTTTTTCTGCTAGTAGTTTAGTAATATAAATTTTAGAAAAAGCAAAATACTCATTAAGATATTTTTTAAATGGTATATTATTTTCTAATTCATTTGTATCTATGTTGCTATATTCTAAATGTAATCCCCATTTAGATATTCGATCTAAATATTTTTGATTACAATATAAGTGTATTGGGCCAAAATATTTTTTCCAAGATATTATTGATAATAAAAGCACTAGATCATCTATAGGATCATAGTACTTACCTTCCTCTGACTGAGTATAAACATGGTAACCTTTCATAACTTAAATTTTATATTTTTATCTATCTATATTTATTAATATTGTAGTATCAGTAGTTGCTGTAGTTGGTAAAGGCTGAGCAAGTTTACCTATTGCTAGTAAATTTTGATTTTCATCGTATAAACCTACTGTAGTAATATAAGGAGCAAAATATGAACCAGTTACATTATCTGCTAAAATCCCCCCATTTGGTTGATAAAAATAACTCTCATCTAATACTGTTTCTGTAGCACCAATCTCAGCAGACGGGTTTAATGTAGCATTAAATTCGTTATCTCTGATAGTGCACTTATATTGGGTTTCGTATATTGTAAGTGAAGATGAGAATGAGCAAGTAACAGCAGATGAAGTTACAAAATTAAGTATGTCTGCTGATGACCCGCTTGTTATAACTGCAATTCCGTGAGAATAAAATATATTCCCGTATATTGTTGATCCTGATATTAGATTACCTTCTCCATCATCCGTAATAGTAAAGCTGCTTGACTTCCATATAAATGAGTTTGGTTGAATATAATTTCCAAACAAACGAGAAGGTATAGATATTACTCCAATAGTTGAATTAGAAGTTATAGGAAAATATTTAGCAAATGTTAAATCTGTTTGTTTATAATTAAAATACCGACCTGTTGAAGATGGTGATCCTACTAAAACATTTCCGGCTTCATTTGCCCCTGGTACTATATATCCTATATTAAGTGGATCTCCATAGCTGTATCCTAAACTTGAACTTAAATAATTTGAGTAGTATAATTCTTTAATTGAATTATATATTAAGCGTTGGTATTGGGTTGATCCTGATACTTGTCCTGTTTTAGGGTCAATAGTTGGATTAAATAAAGAACTTGTATTAAGCCCTAAAAATCTATCTATAGAAACACTTGATGCTGTCAGTTCAGATGCTCCTTGAAAAGTAAACGATTTGTTTACTTCAAAAGGAGTAATGATTATATCAGATGTTAAAAATTGTTTGTAGGCGCCCATTCATTTTAGAAATCTAGCTTAACGCGGACTAAGGCTTCTGATGTAAAATCTTTAGGTAATGGTCTAGATAGTTTAGCTACTGCTAATAGTTCATTGACATCATTATATAAACCTATTGTTGTAACATATGTTTGTGGATTGTTTATAAAGCTACTATATATTACTTCACCTGTAGATCCTGAAATAAATGATGGATTTTCAGAGTAATTAAATTCTGAGCTTCTTGCTCTTACAAAAATATAATCTGAGGTTATTGTCTCAGAAGAATTAAGAGAGCCTGTTTGGATAAGATTAAAGAAGGCTACATTAGGGCTGGGTGTAGTTGCTATTGTTGGCGCATTAACAGCGATTGTTCCTAGGGGTAAAGTGCTATTTATTAATATTGTTCCTATATCTGGAAGTAACCATCCATAAGCAGTTGTGTCAACAGGATTACCTGCTGAGCCTGATACTATATTAAATACTCTATTAGTTCCTATATATTGAGGAACTGTAACGTCCGGGCTATTATCTGTTAATGATACTGTTGTGGATCCGCTTTTAAGCACAAGAGTTAAAGATCCTGGTAGTAAAGCTTCTTTATATCTTGCTCTTTCAAAAGATAAAGCAAAAAATTGTGAAGAAGTAGTTGTTCCAAATACAAATTCTGCATTTTCGTCTCCTAATATTAAATCTTGATATTGCCCGTAAATTGTTGAAGAAGGAGAATTTTGAGGAACAGCAAGATTATAAGCTAAACTACCACTACCATTAGCATCAGCATATGCTATGTCAAATTGAGGAACAGCATTAACAAATCCGGATCCTGTTTGATAAACAGTCAGGTAAAATTGACCCGAAGTTCCTAAAGCTTGTACTGATTGAGTAGTTACGTTTGTAGCATTGAATATTAAAGAAGGGGTATCGCTTGACCATATGGGAGCTGATATAGCGTCTGCACTTACTATGAAATCTGAGGGATCTAATCTGTTAAATGACATGTTTTATATTTTAAGATACTTTTGTTATAATAAAAGGTACAGTTATACGAGCGCCACTATCTCTACCTTCTATAGTTAAGGTAGCAGTTAATTGTGTATTTGAGCCGAATAATGTATTAATTGTAGTTGCTCTTATATTAATTGTAGTTCCAACAACAGTTTTAGATACTGAGGTTCCTAAAGTTGTAGTTTGGTTAAGAGCTTGAGCTTGTGGAGTATTAATACCTACACCTTCAAATGTGCTAAATAATCTAACATCGGAAATAGTAGCTGTATAACCGCTAGTTTCAAATGTATTACCACCTAAATAGTTTAGTGTTTCTGGAGTAATAGCAATTGATGCTCCTTGTTTCAGGTTATATTGAGAGTTTATATTACCAATAATAGGCATCCTAGCTGTTCCTCTAGGTAATGTAATTAATTTATATTTCATTACTTGGGTTTCGTTAGGTATAGCTTCAAGTAAAGGCATATTTTCAATCGCTTGACCATAATAAGCAGATCCTGATGGGTGAGTTGGATTATATAATGTATAATCTACTTCATCATCTGCCAAAGCAAATTGTGTTATTTGAAAATTTCCTTGTGAGAGAAGCTGACGGCCTTTTGTTGTTAAAATAGCATCTACTGTTACTATTGAATTATCTAAATATCCCATTTGTTTAAATTATTTTTATTATAAATATATGTAAATTGTGTTCTTTTATTAAGATTGTGTTGTTATTAACTCACTAAGAGTCTCCCCAGATACTCCCTCTACTGTCTTAGTTACATATTCTGGTTTCATGATACCTGTACTTGTACTTCCTGGAGGTTTGTTTACTGCTAATATGATATTGCTAGGATCTTCAAAATATCTTCTTAATAAGAAGTAATCTGTATTAACAGATGGTGATATTCTTCTATCTAATATTAGAGTATAGGTAGGATATGTGCCGGGTAAACCTCTTTGGGTTTTTAAAGATTGGGTAACTCCGGTTATTATATATGTTTGTTGTTCAGTACCATTAAATCTAATTTCATCTCCTTCTTGAGGTTCAAAATCAGTATTAATATAATCAAAACCACTTTTTTCTATATTAGCTTGTCTTTGACCCCAAACATCATTTAACCCTGTACTTAAATCTTCTCCCCCTGTAAAGTAACCCGTGATAATGCCTTGGGTTCCTGTACTTACATTAGATCCAGTATATTTAAAATAATATTGGTTAACAGATACTCCTGTACTTTTAGAATATAAATTTAAATTTGCCCCATTATTAGAAGCAGAAATATCACTTAAAGTCCCAGAAAATAAACCATTAGATGAACTAGCATTTATATTCGTTGCTACATTTGCTGCTGTGTCAGTGACTGATCCAGTTGAAACATACATTAAATTAGTAGAATTTGGTAGTTTATTACTTCCTGTAAGTATTATATTAGCTCCATTAATATTAAACGATGCACTACCTACCGAAGAAGCAGTATTATGAAATGGAGTTATAAAAGAAGTAAAAGAAGAAGTTAGTGGGGGTGCTCCTTTAGCAGCATATAATAAATTAGAGATAGATAATCCTGATACTTGATCTGTAAACCAGAATCTGGTTACTTGGCCTGTACTTGGAGAGGGGAATTGAGTTACTTTAAAATAACTACCATCTGCTATTTGGGCAACACCTATCGCATTATTTATTGTATTTCCCTTAGAAGCATAACCTACTCTATAAAGGGAACTTGTGGTGGATGCACGATCTGTACTTCGAATATAAAAGGATGTTTTATAATTTGCATTATTCCCTGGAATATTTATTGTGTATGGTTCAGATATGTTTGCCCATGCGCTTCCAGTGTATTTTTGTAAATAAAAATCCCAAGTAATTTGTCCTGTATTTCCAATTATATTTGAAACTATTGATAAATAGGATTCTAGATATAATATATATCCTTGGTCTTCTAGATCTCCTAAAGATCCTGTGGGATTATATATTGAACCGGTAGAAGGAGTAGCAGATGAAGTAGGAAAACTTCCTGAAACTCCTAATAATATAGGAGAATTAAATTTAACAGATCCAGTAGGAAATGCCTCATAAAAATTAGTATTATAACCATCAAAGCTTACTAGTCTATTAGGTAAAAATGTAGAAGTATAATCACTTAAATTTGGTACAAACGTAATTAATCTATAGTCATTTGTTGAATCTGGTATTGAGGCATTAGGAATATCTCCTTGTGTAAATGTTACTGAGCTAGAGTATGAAGAGGTTAGACCAACATTTCCTCTACTATCGTATGTATTTACTTGGGTGTATATTATTGGTTTAATTTTTTCTCCTGCTCGAAATACAGGAAAAGTACCATTTAATATGCTCATATCATTTCCAAAAGCTTGAGGATTTGATAATTGTACAGTAGCATTTGTATTAAAGGATTGCTTAATTATTCCTACATTTATGCCATCGACATCATTTATTGGGTTAATTCGTTTCCCGTTTTCATCTATTATATACTTAATACTAGTGTTTATATATTTAGATACACTATCTCCTAATTCAGGAGAAGTACCAGCTACATAATTAAATTGAACAAAATATGTTTTAGGATTACTAACATTTGGAGTTTTACCATAAGAAATAGCAGGACTTACAGGACTATCTGCATCATATAATATATCTAATCTTTGATCACTTACATATTGACCATACTGATTTAAACTAGGAGAATTTAGTTGATGACCTAAATACCTAGAACCTATTTGTCTGTATAAAGTATAGTTTGAATCTTGTACTTTAGCTAAAGTAGCAGACCCTGATAATATTGATTGTAAATTTACAGGAATGATTTGACTATCAACATTGTCTACATCCATGTATTTTTGATTATATCTGTCAAAATCAATATTTCCTGCTAGTACATCATAATCTGAATTAATAAAGGGAACATTACCTATGTTAGGGCTAAATAATGTATTATAATTAGCATAATTACTAGCAGTATTAGGGTTAGTTAATACCCCATATAAAAAATAGGTAGAATATTCTGTTCTACTAACCACATCATAAGAAAGTCTAGTAGCTAGATCTGGGGATACTAAAAGTAATTGGGTTAATTGGGATAAATTTATAGTATTATTTACTCCATTCCCACCGACTTTTGCGATTTTTATGTATTTTATTCCTTGTGTAGTAATAGGCATATTTAAAAAATTTTAACTTTTTGGAGGGGGGAATGTAGAGCCTCCAAGATTACTTCCACCCCCTGTACTTCCTCCACTTGGACCAATAGGATCTTGAAAAGTTAAGTTATCATCAAACAATAAATATATTTGCCCATTAGGAGGATCATTATTGGATAACCAGTTTGGGACTACAGAGGTCAGAGATTGAGTAATAGTATAACTTAAAATTGTAGTACTTGGGTTTAAAAATGGGTTATCTCCATTTAAATCTCCATCTGTAACTAATATTAATGAGCCACTTAATTCTCCATTAAAAAATTCTATCTGTGATGATTGAGTAAAAGGAACAGATCCACTAGGAGTTATATTGGTTCCAATCCAACTTTGAGTTATATTAACTATATTATTGCCTGTATATAATGAAGAAGTTTGTCCATTTAGATTTGGAAATACTCCTCCTGTGCTTCCTGTAACTTCATACATTCTAATACCTGCTCCCGAAACAACAAGATTTTGGAATGTGAATGGAGTATCCCAAGCTATATTCCCACTTCCACTTCCGTAGTATGCTATTTGGGTATTTGGGGTAGCTTGAGGGACAGGGTATTTGTTTCTTTCTAAGGTAGTTTGTTTAATTATAATTCCTGATGCTATTGAAGCTCTTACAGGTGTATAATCTTTAACCATTTTAAATAAAGAATTATCATAGTACTTGATAAGTCTTATATAATCATTTATATCATAGTTATCAATATATTTCTCAAAATAAGCATTTCGTAAAGCATCTAGTGGAGGATATGTTTCCGCAGATGAAGATACTAATCTAGGATCACCAATATACTCTCCAATATTAAAATATCCTAGTTGAGCAACTATATCATTATTAATTTCATTTTGTGGAGAAAAACCAACTTCAATATAATTAACATTTGGGGTATAAGAGCTACTCTCTGGGGTATTTTGTTGAATTGATTTAAATGGAGATAATGTTGTGTTAATAGGAATATTAGCTAGACTACTACTATATGGAAGTACTATATTCTGAGAAGAAATTTTTTGTAATATTCTGTTTTTTATACCTGCTGGAAATTGATTTAAAAATATAGATTGTGTATTTGATACAAATACTGGGGATCCACTATAAGAAAAATTACTGTTACTTGCAAACGATGAAGTAGTAGCCCAAGATCCTGATACTTTAGGATGTATTGAGGTTGAACCAGTATATAATTCTCCACCTAAAGATGCTCTAAAAGCAAGTTGATTTGGTCCTTGATTTGTTCCGTTTCCTTCAATGGAATTAGGATTCATTACATAATCGTCAAATACACTTTCGCTTATAGGCACAGTATAGTATCTAATTTCTTGGAATGAGCCTGAGAAGTTTCTATGGGTTGCGTCTCCTTTTCCAAAGAATGATGTTGCATTAAAAGAAAGTGTAACACTTTGTGAAGCTTTAAATCCTATTTGATTTCCATCGTACCCATTGTATATAGAATTAGCAGCATATATTGTAGTGGGAGTTACCATTACCGACCACCACCCACCATCAAAAAATGGTAAATATATGGATTGCCCGTCACATTTTAGATTAGCATATTGATAATATGGGTCTATAGTTGATCCCGAATATGATGCACTAGTATATCCTGATCCTGTGTATTCTAATACTATTGAAGGGCTTCCTAAATTATATAAACTTTGAGAATAGGGAATATTAGATGTAGGTAAACCATTAGTTTTAAATCTAAACATCAAAGTTTGAGGATTATCAGAAGGTGCCCCCCAATTAGAATTTAATGTTGTAGGTACTTCAATCCAATTGTTTCCATTTTGTTTGTAAGCATAATTATATTGGTTATACCAAAGATCATAATCATTTGCATTTATTTGATTCTGCCCACCAAATTCATTTATTTGTAAAATAGTATCAGGAACTCCAAAAATATTAATTAGTGTCCTTAAACCGGCGTCTGTCCCTTTTTTCTTTAAAAGATATGGTAAATTGTGATATATTTTTTTATATGAAAGTTTTACAAAATCATTTATCGTAGGAATATCTTCTGTATTTGAAACGGAAGCTGTTATATAATTATTTATTACTTCGCTACCTGTAGATGGATATATAGATCCATTAGAAGAAAGACCAATAACAGCACTGTATATATTTTCTAGTGTATATGTGCTGTCGTATATTTTAGTACCTAAAGATTCTAATACTATTCCTACTAAATCTTTAGAAACACCTTCATATAAATTAGAATTAGCATCTAATTTTTCAGTAATTGCTTTAGTATATAACCATATTTCATCAAAAAATTGTCCTATCATACTTGTAAACAGTAGATATCTAGCATTATTAATATCATTTCTTAAGTATGAAGGAACAATATAATCTAAATTGTTTTGATTATTTAAATCATATTCGATAGCAGCATCTGACTGGGTTAAATACCAATTAGTAGCTTGAGTACTTGTTGGGGGGTATAAAATATATGGTGCTTCTGTATTAGTTTTAGGCCAAGCATATGTGCCTGATGTATAGTAAAGAAAGTATTCATATCCATCAAAACTAGAAATTGTGGTTTCTATTTGTTTTTCTAATAATATCTTAGAAGAAGAAACAACAGTAGAATTAGCTGTCCCCCCAGTAATACTATACAATGTATTTAATTCTGCTTGAGATGAAGATATGGCTGTTACTTTTTCTTTAAAGTTATGTAATCTTTGATATGCTGATGAAAAGAAAATAAAACTTTCATAATTAGTATAATCTACAGATAATTGAGGAGATGAAGAAGAAATTTGATTTATTAACTGAAAAAAAGATCCACTTAATGAAGAGCTTGTAATTGTATTATAATCTTGATATTGAGTTAAGGGACCGGTCTCATCCTTTATAGGAATATTATAATTTGGTCCTGATATCCTAACTATAGAATCGGGTAGTGTTATTTCTTCTATGAATTCTATTTGATAAGCAACTGAATCTGCTTTTCTAGTTACAATGGAGAGTTCTGTTTTTAATCCAATCTGTGCAGGAAGAGGTTCATATAATTTGATTAATAAAGAAATAGTATTATTTTGAGGATTATATTCTAATAACGAATTTATCCCTATAATATAAATATTATTTCCAAAATTTAAATAAAACTCATCAAAATAATTGCTAGCTTCTACATTTTTTCTAAATTGATTATAAATTTCATAATTGGGGCTAGTTAAAAAATTAAAACTACCTGAGCTTATTAAAGCTGGAAAATTTGTAGTATTAAATAGAAAATTAGTATTAGAGCTTAATCTTACTTCTGTTCTAGAAGGAGAAATTTCACTAATAAATAGTCTATTACCTTCACTTCCTAATTCAGGAGATATAAAATTATAAATAGTTTTTATAATTCCGGTACTAAAACCCTCATCAATAGCATCTACTTCAGGAGTAAGATTTATATTAGTTATACTTCCTGATGAATTAATAAGTTCAGGGCTATATGATGTTAAATTATTATTTGATGATAAAAGATTATTATTAAAATCATATACAAAATACTCTATTCTATCTGTAACAGAATTAAAGGATGAATTAATGGTTATATTAGGAATAACAGCAACATCCTCTGGACTTATTGTCTGAAGAGTTAAAGTATTAGGATTTATATTATTAATTTTGACCATCTAATGTTTGTAAGTTTTGAAGAGCACCTTGAATTGAGGCTATATTTTGTTGAGATAATTCTTGTTGAAGTTCCAAATTTTCCTGTCTTAATTCAGTAATCTCTGATATAAGAGAGTTTATAACATTATTTCCTTCAATTTCTGATCCTATATATTCTTGACTTGTAAATATAAGATATTGATGAGAATTAGTATCTCCAAATTTAGGTATATTATAAAATAAAGCTTGATAATTATCAAAAAATTCATCTATAGAGGGTAAAGAAGAACCAGTAGCTACTTGTACAGAAGAAGTTAATTCTGTAAAGGTAGTATTAACAGTAGCATCAAATGCTTTTTTTTCAAATAATTGCTTAGTTAAAACAAAATTATCCATTACCCATTAATAACTTTAAAGCTATAATTATCATCAAATACTATTGTTGATCCTTGAATTGTAGTTTGAATTAAAACAGTATAATATCTTTCAGGTTCTAGTCCGTTCATATATAATTTAAAATAACTTCCTGATATATCGCAGCTTAATTTAGTGTATGTTGTATCAAAATCTACAACCATTTCGTTAGTATCCAAGTCTTTTATCGCATAATATGACTCTGCTGGTAAAGCATAATTAGTTATATAAATAGAAGATGTTTGCCACACTTCAGGAGGATAAGTAGGTCTTGAATTTACACGAAAAATATTAACGCTTTGATTATAAAACACCCCAGGATTTTGGGCTAGTAAAATTGTAGCTGGATTGGTATTTAGCACTGTTAAACTACCTGTATTATATACTGAATCATCCCATTTAAATTCTAAGCAGGGAGGATATATAGTATGAGTATCTCTAGAGAAATATTTTAGTGTTGTTTGTTCATATATGCTATTTACAAATTCTTGAGATTCTGTTTGTCTAACTATAAATCCATAATTTGCCCAAGCACTTCCGGTCCATTTTTCTACTATAGATTTAACATTAAAGCTTAAATCTAAATCAGAATAATATGAAAATATTTTTGTAGCTTGAGAACCAGTCCACCATACCCCACCTCCTGCAGAATTAGGATTAGTAGATAAATTGTATGAGCCTGTTTGTCCTGCAGAAAATCCTGTAGTAGTCCAAGCATTGCTTCCTGAGTAGGATCTCCAAACCCAAGATACACCATTTTGAGTTTCAGGATTATTTAAATAACGCCCTGTACCCATATTCCATGGCTGAGCAACAGCATTAGCTGCTACTGCTGTAGTACCAGATAATCCAGTATCATCGGCTACAAAAAGCTTAAGATTAGCTGTCCAACTTGCTGTTCCTATTAAAGAAGCACTTACATATGTAATTTCATCAGAATCAAATTGAACTAAAAAACGGGAAGCTTGAGGATATTCTCCATTTATTTCTGTAACTCCTGTTTTAAAATTAGTAGATGCTTCTAGGATTTCGTCTATTCCTGTATTCATAGCAGGATAAGCCGAATATAATGTAGCATCTTGAGAAGGGAATATTTTATATACTGCCATTTTGTTTAATTAAAAAGGTACTACTCTACCTTGAATATCTGTATTTGGATATTTTACTTCAAATATCATAGGGTCAAGTGAAGGATATATTACATTATTATTAGTTGCTGCTGTTATATCATAAGCAAAGTCAGAATACCCTAAATTTGAATCTATTTTATTAACTATTTGCACTGTTTTAACTGTTTGGACTCCTTGAATTTGATCAAGAATAGTAAATATATTTTTTAATATTATTGGTTGATTAATTTGCCATCTATCTATATTAAATTCGTCTTGTAAAGCCAAAATACATTTTAATATAACTTCATCTGAGTTAGCCCCAGGGAGTGTTATTATTTCAAAGTTAATCCCAATATTAATTATAAAAGCATCCTTAATACCAATAGAATCACTAATCATTTTATATTGCGATAGATATGTATTTATATTTCTTTTTAAAGCATCAGATGCTGTGGTTAATTTTTTAGTATTATTGTAAGATAACACATATAAATCTATTGTATTAAATGAAGTAGAAGAAGCTTTTGGCTTTTCAGCGTATACTTTAGCAACAGTACCATACTGAGCTGGTAAGCTTAATACTCTTACTACATAGTCGTCAAAAGTTACATTTCTTAGTTGGCTCTGAAAACTACCTAAAGAATTTTGTCTTAATTCATTTATATCGTCTCCATCAGACCCACCAGAAGCTGCTATTGGATTAGTAACTAATAAAGTTTCAAATATTTGATTAGCTAAATTAGTATTACCTATATTAAAATTTACAAAACTTACTCCTGTAGTATTTATGTTTTGAAGAGAATTTGCTTGAGCATTAGATTCAACACCCCCTCCAACAAGATATCTAACAACTAAAGTAGTATTTGAAGGGGCAATTCCATAAGTATTAGTAAATATAAAATTTGTAGGGGCATAAGCAGTAGTTAACTTATTTTCTCCATAAGGTAATCCAAGACCCACATTATCTGGGTTGGGGATAATTTCTTCTGTTGTATTATATGGATCCCCAGAACCAAATTGGATTTGTAAATTTGTTCTATTTAAAAGTCTTGTAGCAAATCTATTTTGAACTTGTCTTATTCTTAATAAATTAGAAACATCTGGGTCTTGGGTATAGTTAGGGTCATTTGGATTAGAATTAGATATAGATTCATATATAGCGTCTTGTGCTAGATAATCTACTTCATACCATTTGTCTCCTGTTACTGAATCTGTTATATCTAAAATCCCTATAATATTATCATCAGTAATTGTTCTTGAGTCAAAAGGAACAGGAGAGGAGAATGAAAAGGAAGTAGATTTAATAGTAGCAGAAATTGCTTTTCGAGTTTTTTTAAGTAAAAAGTATGTAGGAAGATTACCAGCTGTCTCATATACTGTTACCTCAGTGGGGTCAAGTGAACTACTTATAGAAAAATCTACCTTTTCAGTCATTAAAAAATTTAAATTTCCATTTAAAGTAGAAGTAATTGTTGTATTAGCAGGAATTTGAAGAGCATAAGAATAATCTGGAACCTCTTGGCTAGCTGATGTAGTTGCGGGTACTTGCTGGTATATGTCTAATAATGTTGTAGCGGCATTTGTTGCCTTTGGTTTATATCCTAATAGATATGCTAAATCATATAAATTTTGGGTTTGGCGGGCGTATTGAATAAAAGTTTCTTGGAATTGATTATCTACATAAAATGACAATACATCTCCTATATAAGCAGCCATTTCCATAAACATCATACCAGGTGAGGCTGGTGTGAAATCATTGTATGTATTAGGAAAATATGTTTTGGAATAATTAATTAATTGATCTCTCAAAGTTGAGAAATCTCTATTTACATATCTTATATCTCTTTTAATGGCCATTTTATATTGTTATATTAATTTCATCTTGAATACCAAAATTTTGAACTTGGTATTTTACAGTAATTTCTATAGTATTTGAATCTTCACCTAATTTTACATCTACTTGTTGTATGCCTACAAAAGGAAAAAATTGATTAACTTCATCTATTACTAATTTTCTAATAGAATCAATAGTTAAACTAGTTATATTTTCAAATACTTCATTTAATAATTTGCTACCAAAAAATGGATTAAATACTCTTTCTCCCAAATTAGTAGAATAAAAATTCATCAAATTGCTTTTTATTGCATCTCTTGTTATATAAGTTGACCTAAAAACTCCGGGGGCATTAAATGGGAGCCCAACTCCAATAGCTTTTCTATTTATAGAGTCAATAGGAAATTTATTTTGAACAAGTATTGCCATAAATTTATTTATTCATTAAGTTCATTATCTGATCCAAACCAACACTTCCATCGGGCAATGCTCCGTTTACTGTATCTGTAGATTTGGGGTGGAATTGACCAGCATATGCTGAAGTGGCTACTGCCCCTTGTTGCATTTCTTCTAAAATCCCAGAAAACATATTTCTACGTTCTTGAGCAGTTAATTGTTTTGGTTTTTCGATGTGAGGTTGGGCGTATGTATCTCTAATAGATTCGTTTACGATTGTCTTTGGAGAACGGACTGCTTCGAGAAGAATATCTTTAAGTTCTTCTTGAATTGCTTCTCTTACAGCTTCTTTAATGATTTTTTTAAAGTCTTGGGGTTTCATGATTATAAATATTAAGTTAGTAAGCTTTTAAATTATCTCTGTCAATAATAAGTTTAAGTTCTTCAACTAAAGTTTGGGCATTAGATGAAAATGATAATTCGGTTCTAATTAATGGTGTTCCATATGGGCTATACCCAACTGCTCTTCTTCTTACTATATTAGCATTAAATGGAACTTCCTCAATTCTAATATCAAATCCTTGATATGATGTTTTTTCAAAAGTATCATAATTACTACTTCCATATTCAGAATACTGTTTAGATATATCTGATATTGGTTCTATTGGAGGAAAATTTAATGAATTTTCTTTAATACATCGTTGTAATAATAATGTAATTGGAGTTATTAATCCGATAGCATTTCTTATAAAAACAGAAGCTATAGAAATTCCTAATGTCACAGAACTAATCCCAGCAATTGTTGGGGGTAATTTTGGCTCACCGTTTGCTTTATATAGAAGTTTATTATTAATGTAGTCTAAATCATCTAAAAGAGAAACTACAAATCCTGGTATAAGAGGTTGAGTTTTAGCAGCTAATGATACTGATGGAATAGTTGCTTGAAGTATAAAAGATAATTCTTGTACTGAATTTATTACTCCTGAGGTGATTTGTAAAATTTGGGCTACTTTATCAATTTGAGTTGCAACACTATTAAGATCTTTTATTATGTTATTTATAGTTAATAAAATTTTTTCTGTTACTTGAGTAGGAGGGCAAGCATTTTCAATAATATATTGTTCTATTTCGTTTCTAAGAAGTAATATTAGGTTAGGAATTATTATAGTTTCTATTTTTTGAATTTGAGCATCTATTAATCCTTTTAGTCGAGCTATACCTTTAGCTTTTAGATCTGAAGGTGTAGTATTTAAAATAGTATTATTTATTTGGTTTAATTGAGCTTCTAGTTGTTTTCTTCTATTTTCAGCTTGCTCTCTTGCTTGTTTTGCTTGTTCTCTGGCTTGGTTTAATTGGTCTTTTTTTAGTTTTTTAAAGTCTTTAAAAGGTAAATCATATCCAGGGGATTTTTTTATCCCTGAAGAGTTTTGGATTTGGGTTGCAGTATTTTTATCAATAGAAGACATATCTTATGTAGTAAAAGTATCTTTTGATTTTATTTTATCTAATTCTTTTTGAATCTTGGTTAAATTATTTCCTATTGTTTGAGCTATTCCATTTAAAGGAGCTAATTGTGGAAGACCTGTTGTTGTAGCACAGATATTCATAAAGATTTTTAGATTATTTATTAATTGATTTAAAACAGAAACAGTTTCATTTCCTAAAAGTAAAGGCTGATCGGCATCTTTGCTACCTAGATATACTTTTCCACTTTCTATAACTGTAGTATCGGCATCTATGTTAATACTTTCTTGAGCATTTAAATTAATAGATTTATTAGAACTTAATAAAATATGATCTAAGGAACTGTTAAATACTAATCTTCCGGAAGTGATCATTATTTGATTTTGAGCATATTGATTAGGAATAGTTGGTGCATTTGATGGTTTATAGCTACTGTAACTAGTTGAAGAAGCATCTAAAGGGAGTTTTTGGGTACTACCAAAATATATAGAACCTAAATCTTCATTTATTTTTTCAAAAGTAGGAACCCAAGCTTCTGTTAAAGAGGAAGCTTGCCCATTTCGTAAAATTAAAATAGGATCTCCATTTTTTCCTACTTGGGACCAAGGATTTTTTCCTAAAACAGTTGAACCAAATCGAATACTTTGCCCCCATCTACCTTCATGTATGACATCCCCCTCATATGGAGTTAAATACTTAATATTATTTCTTTGCTCAAAAGTATCCCCTAAACTAACTTCAGGAGATAGAGCATCAGAATTTATAGTGGCTCCTGCTTCTGTCCTTTTATAAGATGTATTTTTTGGTTGGGGAGCGGTTTGAGCATTATACTCAATAAGAGGATCAGGAAAAGCATTTTGATGTGAAGTATTCCATAAATTAATCGGAAAAAAATAATAATAATCAGGTTGATTTAAATCAACATTCCGTGGATTTTGAGAAACTGTAGATGGTAAAGATATAATATATGTTACTTCTTCTAATAAAGGAATATGTCTTATGTTAGGAAATAAAGGCTTAGCAAAACTATAATTTGATATTAAATTATCCTCAAAAGGCAACTCAGGGTTAGGAACAATAGGATATGTAAATGAATCAAATAAAATACCATTTAAAGCATCGTATCCCCCATATTTTTCATATAATTTAGGGTATGTTCTTCTAACATATTCTATATCTAAAAATGTAAAATGAACTCTTACTGGTTGAATAGTAAATAAATTGGGTTCATTAAAAAAATTTTGATTTTGGTATGATTGAGCAGCTAATCCTGCCTGAACGTAGGCCATTATTCTTCTTTTATATTATTAATAGCGGCTAACAATTGCTCTTTTTCAGCATCTGATATTGTTAATGGGTCGCCTGATGCTTGGCTAGCTATAGCTCGTTGAGCTAAGGCGGCCATTTTAACAAGTAAATCGTCGTTTTTAACTCCTATTTCCATATATTCTTTAATTAAAGGAACTATAAGAGTAGCATCGCCTATCTCGTTTATTAATGGTTTTAATTCCGAGATAAGGGTAGATATTTGTTTATCTTTTTTCTTTTGGTTTTCGTATATTTCTTCTAGTATGCTAGAAAAAGATTTTTTACCGAATACGATTTTATCAAATTGGCTCATATCATTTTATTATAAATATAGTTATATCAAACTTTCATATAACCATTTTCTTCATAAAATAAATAATGAGATTTATATAATTTGTATAGGTGATTGGCTACTTTAGTGATCTTAGGTGTTTTAACATCGATTTGCTCGCGAATATAAATATAAAGTGCCTTCTTGTTGAAAATGGTTAAATGGTCTCTTTTGCGAAATAATTCCAATATAGCATCAGCTACCCGAGCATCTGCTTCTTTTGGAAATAATTTAAATATATTTTTAGTACAGAAATCTACATACATATCCATAAAATCTGATATTTTATCGTTTGTATAGTTTTCTTCTAATTCATATGAGTGATTTTCATCTTCATATATTTCTTCTACAGGAACAGTATCTAATCGCTTTTTATAATTTTTCTGGTTAGATAATATCAAATAACGTTTTGCTATTGTTCCAAAATATGAGTATGCTTTAGCTCCTTTAGAGGGATCAAATAAATGTATTTTAGAAAGAAGAAATGTTATTACTTCGTGTTGTAAGTCTTCAATGTTTTCAACCTCGGTATAGTAAAACTTAAATGTATGAACTATATTTTCGGTTAATTTAAAGAAAGGATAATGTATTTTTCTTTCGTATATTTTACTTTTAATAATAGGATCGTACTCGTTATTGTATTTAACGATAGCATCTTCCGTATCTTGAGTAAAATATACCATTATAGATCTTTTATATTAAAAGAATTAAGAATAGTTTGAATACTCTTAACACTCTCAAAGAAAAAACCAATTTCATCATCTGCTTTAAATGAACCTCGATGGTCTATTTCTTTTAATTTTCTATCTGATTCATCTATAATTTTAGAAACTTTATTTAGATAAACCATATATCCTGTAAGGATATCTTCTTGTTTTTCGTTTTTGCGTAGAAGGTTAAAGGTCGTGTATCCTAAGATCACGACCATTAACGCTAAAATTATTGTTAAAATTATCATATACTGTCTAATAGATTTTTTAAACCTTCACTTTTAAGTGTACTTAATGCTTTTTGTTGTTTGTTTATAGCAGGTTTAGTGTTGGACTTAGTGCTAGTATCTAATGTAAAATTCTTTTTGGGAGCCTCCACGGAATTTTTAAATTTTGGCAACCACTCTCTTTCAAACTCAATTCTTGCTGCCATTAAATCTGCTTGATGCAATACAAATGGAAGACAAGTACGTGGCTTCTGTTCAGGCATATACGTCATAAGATATTTTTTATTACCTTCATCGTATAAACCATCGTGAGTTTGAATAGCTAACATTTCATTAAACGAATATTGAACACCATGAGATTGGAGTAAATACAAACCACGATCAGGAACTGAAGCAAATGCTACTTTGTTGTTGAACATATAATCTTCACCTAGTTTATCTCTGCGCCATTGGTCTGTTTGGGGGATATAAGATTCGTTTGTTTCGTCTCCCATTTTACCTAAATCGTGGTTAATAGCAGAAAATACAAGTTCTTCAACTGTGTATGTAGTTAAATCTGCTCCCATTTCACCCCACAAATTGTTAAGTTTAAGAGCACAATCTACAACGCGATTAACGTGTTCGATATAACCTCCTGGAAAAGCATTGTGATATTCTTTTTTATGGGCAGCCGGCATTAGAATTAAACGATCTTTATATTGTTCGTAAAATTCTAGTAGTTTTTCTTTACGAGGGGATGATATCCAAGTATTGATATGCTGGATAAAATAGTCCCAATTTTCTTGAATTTGTTCTGCTGTAAGTTTCATAACTATTTATTTTAATTTAAAATTCATACGACTCCATAGGTTCTTGTTGAACAAAGGCTTTAGCATCTTGGATAACTTCTTGTGTGTCCTTAAGAATAGCTTCAAATTCTTCTCTAGAACCAGCTCGTTGAAGTACTAAAAATAGTTTAGAGATATTACCCTCTGCTTTCTCTAGTCTTCGCATTATGATGTTTCGATTTTTCATAGTAATATTTTTATGGCGGGAATATAAATATAGTATCAAGTAAAACCAAGTTTACTTTATTTTTTCTGCAAAAATTTTCTTAATTTTTAATATATAAGCACATTTTTCATATTCCTCTATATTTTCAAAATATGAGATAGCAGAATCTAATGATATTATTAATTGAGGGGTATAATTATTTTCTACTGCTTGGATGTGGGCGGCATTAGATAAATCTATTTTTTCTATATAAGAAAAAGCTCTATTGTACACAATCATATCTCCTAAACTTTTAACATCGTCTTGATCAATTCCTTGATCTGATTTTAAAAGAAAAGTAAGATTTTTTATAAAGAAATTTTTATGATTGAGAATTAATTTTTTGAACATACCTAACAAATAAGTAGGATGTTCGGAAAAATCAATTGCTACAATATTGTCGTCCTCGCTAGTAAACGA